CCCAGATAGATTATATGTCCGTCTGTTGACTTCTTATGGTAATGTCCACTCATTACCATGTCAAAGTTATTGAATAGAGTTTTTTCTATTCCCTGATGAGAAACTATGCCGGAATGCATCTCAAACCCTTTGATTTCCAGATGGCCCATTGCAATCTGAGAACCAGACTCCTTGATAAATTTCATAGTATTGTCATAAGTCTCAGAAGTAATCCAAGGTATCATTGCAATATCATAACCCGCAAATGAAGCAAGTTCTGGCTTATCATGAACCCGCCATCCATTACCTGTTGGAAGACTCAACTCTTTATAACAATTCACCTCTAGGGTATTCTTGTAATAAATGTCATGATTACCCACAATAAAATGAACAGGTAACCATGTGTCTATTAGACTACCAATAAACATTTCTCTGAAATCTTTGGCTATCTTGTAGTTGACAAATTTCCTACGGTCTAGACAGTCCCCCAAATGTACAATTCCACATATATCATCTATATTCTCCAAGATATAAGGAAAGAATTGTTTCTGGTAAAATTCATAAAAGAACTCGTTAAAAATCTGATTATCATTACGAGCCCCAAAGTGTGTATCAGTAATACATACTATCTTCATTGATGAATCCTTTGATGTTCTTCATCAACGTAATCCTCTAACCAAACCTTACCACAATTTACATGGGCCTCTTCAATTGTTTTTTCAATCTCCTCCAATGTTTCCTTTGATAATTTTTGGGTGTACTCTACGATCAATTGATCAACCTTTTCTACATATTCAATAAATGTCATAATTCTTCCTGTATGAAGTTTTCAACCCCACGCCTGTTACGTTTTTTCTTTTTAGGTAACTGTTGCTGTGGAGCAGTTCGTTGTAAATTATCTCTTAAAAAATCTATGTATGTATTATCATACACATCGTCATCGTAATCCATCACATCATGGGTTTTTAATGTATCATTGTCTATAATCTTTTGTTTAATTGTTGTTTGTTTCTTTTCTTTCGTTATCCTACGAAGAAAAGCAAAGTATATAATCTGTGTAAAATATGCAAAAGGATTCTTAGATTTCTCTGGATTAAAATTCTTTGCATATTGAATGCAGTTCTCTATGCCATCACCTATCATTTCCTCACGATAAGTATAATTTATAAAATTAGGTCTATACGATAGGTGAGTTGCTATCTTGTAAAAACATTCACCTATGTACTCAGGGATAGCTGGAATTATATCACCATTCTGATCAGCCTCAATAACCAAATCCTTCCATTCTAACATCGCTACTAAAAATACTTTATTATCCACATAATGTGGTTTTTTAGGTTTTTCCGATTTTGCTGGTTTCACAGGCTTTTCTAATTTCACAGGTTTTACTAATTCTTCATTTACATTACCCATTATTATACTCCCTTTATATTGAAATGTCAAGTCTTATTTTTGACTTGACTGTTGATAAATTACCATGTATAATACTATGTTGGGTTTCAAGTCACATTTGAACCTTATGGATCTCGTAGTCGAATTCCTCTTGGTTGTAAATGTTAATTCTCTCAACAAAGTGTTTAATGGTGTGATTTCGACCATCGAAATCATCAGCTATATCATACAGTTTTGCAGATATTTTACTGTCATGTAATCTCAATCCCCTACCTATTGATTGAAGATTCCTGATGCGTGATTTATAAGGACTAGCAAAGATAATGTTATGAAGGTTCCTAATATTGACGCCAGTGCTAAATACACCGAAACTGGCGACAAGAATTCGTCTCTTAGATTCCTCTGTAAGTTTTCGTACTCTTTCTCTTGTTCCGGTATCAGTGGCCCCATAAACCAAGTGTACATCATTAGTCTTCTCTTTTATTAGTTTAAATAATAATTCCCCATGCTTTATTAACGAAAAAAGAATGAGCGTGTTTCCTGTTTGGTCTAAACTTAAATTTTTAATCAAATTATTACGCTTAGGATGAGTTGTTAAATACTTAATTTCATTTTGGTATGTTCTTATTATACACTCTTCCTTTGGGTATGTCAAGACAATTCCAGTCACTTTTAAATCGGAAAGTTGTTTCTTATTAATAAGTTCTCTAGTAGTAGTAACCTGTTTTACTGGCCCAAATATCCCCTCAAGTATCAATCTGTGGCTCTGAGTACCATCTAAAGTACCTGTCAATCCGTATTTGTATTCACAATTTATGCTTTTATGCATAATCTTTTTAAGAGAATCTGCCTTAAATGTATGGGCCTCATCACCAAAGATTACTCCAAATCTCTTAAAGTAAGAGAGAGGTTGTTGATACAGGGATTGCCATGTTGAAATATAACAAAATTTATCGGATACCTTTTCCTTTCCTGAATAAATTCTATGGCAATAATATTCTGAGTCCCAACCATAATCTTTAAAATCAGTAAACATCTGCTCTACTAAAGATGTGGTAGGTACTAGTAAAAGAATATTATTATGTTCAGTATCTTTTATTATTTTTTGGTAATATCGTATTAAAAAATAAATGATTAATGACTTACCTGATGCAGTAGGACTAACAAGCAAGGCCCTGCCAGTTCTAATTGAATGGTGAGTGGCATCAATTTGGTAGTCTCTAGCTTGAATAGGACAATGCAATCCTGAAATGAAAGATTCAACATTTTCTCTATGTATTGAAAGTGATGACCAAACACCACCTGTTATTGAATATGATCTGGTTTCTGCAAATTCTTTGATATAATAATATAACCCATTGTAAATTTGGTTAGTTCTAGTATCAAATAATCGTATCTTACCATCCCAAAACTTATTCTTATAGGACGGCATATACTTAGCTTCGGGAACATCAAATGAGAAAAAGTCATTCAATTCTCTAGCTATACTTCTATCACACTCTACTTGAAGATAAACCTCATTCTTCTTGTGTAGTATGATATCAAATTCCTGCCTCAAACTTTCTCCACTCTATGGCATTCTTAATTTGGAAAGATCTATTTGAGACAGATTTAACAATTTCTTGAAGATAATCTACTACGGTATCGTAGTATTCAATCTTTCCCTTCAATTCTCTAATATCATCATCAGCATCAAGAAAGATATCTATTTGAGCTTTGGTATCTAGTTTAACGGGAAAGGGTTCTTTTTTATAATGTTCATCTCCAGCTTTCCCGGCATAATGAACCCATCTATTTCTTTTGAGAATAGAATATTCCCCTTGAGTTTTCTTGAGAAGTAAGGAGTGCTCTGTTAAGAGCTGCAGATACTTGGAATGGAGTGAGGGTATTCGTAAGGATTCAATATCTAATTCCAAGTCATTGATCTTGAGATCTTTCCTTACTTGCTCTTGTATTTCAGTTAATGTCATAATAATGTCGCAATAATGTCATAATAATGTCGCAATAAAGAGTCGCCCAAGGCACCCAAATATGTTGTCGCACAACCAGTATTGCGTGGACTTATTTTAAGAAAATATGTCTGGGCGACTCATAACTATTTAGTTGCATTTTCAAACTCATAATACATAAATCTAAAAGAAGCATCAATTTTTAAATATTCAACATCACCAGCGTCTTGCATAAATTCCAGTCCTCCTAAACTTATAGGAAATATATCCTTAAAATAAATATTAACCTTTGGTATATTCTTGGAATTAAAAAACATCATAGTTGCATCTGAATATATTGCAGTTTCTGCGGGTGCAGGTTGATCTCTGGAGCCGGGGTCTATTGGTCCAGAGTCTAAAGTTAGTCTTGTGGCTCCAGGCAATACATCATTAAATTTAGTTTTAGATAAGGCATTTGACCATTGAGAATGGCTTTTAGGAAATCCAATTCCTACAATCCATTCCCACAATTCTCTATAATTTCTCAATTCCTCATCAACTATAAACTGTATATTTAAGGTATCAAATGTAAGTTTATCACCTGATAAGGGCATATCAGACATAGGTGTGGGATACTGGGCCTCTCCCAAAGTAACGCCTGGTATATTTGCATTAGTGCAAAACCAAGTAATTAATGGAAGTCTGTCAAAGTTAATTCTCCATTGAGTAGGAGATGCGTAATCAAATACTGTGGGTTGACTTGTATCGGCCATAATTTCCTCTACAAGTATTTAGGTAGGAAGGGTAGGGGGAGTATTTAACCCCCCCTATTTTCATCAAAACTAAGGTTCTAAGAAATTCTTAGACCCAAGTGATTACATGATGTTGGTAACTTTAGCCCGCCTGTAATAGCAGTT